AGTATGAGTTATTGTCAGCATCACCAACTGGTCTAGTTAGTCTTGCTGAAAGTGCCGCTAGGTCAACGTCAACACGTTGTACATAAGCTCTGTTAGAAACACCCAACACTGAGTGAGCGGCTAATAAGCCATATTCGTTTAGTTCGTAGCCGTTTAGCGGAGTACCATTTGTTGTTGAATAGAAAAATGGGTTACCATATAATGTTGCTAATTCTCTTTGGCTAGTAACTAATTGTACTTTGTTTGCGTTGGCCGCTGTTGTACCAGTAGCTACGCCTGTTCCTGTGCCACTTACTTTGTTTTGTGCTGTTGCAATAAGTAAGTAAGGAACTGAATTTGTTGAGGCTGGTAAGTATTGACTTTCGTCAACTACACTTACTTCTACGCCTGGGGATACTAATGCCATAATATTTTTCCTCTTAATATATTCAGTTGTTTAACTGTTACGAATATTTATGCGATTAGCACTAAAAACGCCTAATTACAGAGCCTTTGCAAAGGTTTGTGCATAAATACCTACATGCAACGCCCTATATGCCAGGCCTGTAATTATAACCCGGCCGCTATCAATTATAAGAAAGAAGGTAAGACACATTACCGCACTCGTTGTGCGATCTGCATTAACAAAAATAGGAAGATTAAAACACCAACACCACGCTGGCTAATCAAAGGTTATAAGAAAAAATCAGTGTGTGATATCTGTAATTTTAGAGCAAAACACGGAAGCCAAATACAGGTGTTTCACATAGACGGTAACCTAAATAACAACAATTTGATTAATTTAAGATCAGTTTGTTTAAACTGCTCGGCTATTATACAACGGCAGGATTCAACATGGAAGCCTGGAGATCTCGCTCCAGATGTCTAGCACTCACTAGTTTTTCTACCTGTTGATATAGTTCATCTAATGTGCCATTATTATCAATAATAGCATCAAACTCTGTACCTACCCAATCATATTCTGAACGGTGTATTTTATAAACATGTTCTAAATTTTGTCTAGCATTTGCTACTGCTAGTTTGTCTGTGTAGGTATTTGCTTTAATTGCTTCTGTGTACCATTCAGGTCTTTCACCTCTAACTACCTGAACACAAACAGCACCTAAACTTTTTAACATCTTAACTTCATTTTTAAATCTAACATCACTAATAACAATATCATCGTCTGTTTTACGTAGTTTATTTTCTAAACTTGCTAACCACATATCGTCATGAAACTGTCCACGAATAACATCTGTGCCAACATGCTGTAGAATCCAACGTGGTGTTAGATGTGGAATACCTAAACGTTCTGCCCACCATTCATCTACTTGTTCACGCCATTCACGGCTTGATTTTGAACGTCCTTCTAGCATTTCACGATCCCAGCCAAATATTTCACACATGGCATTTTTTAAGTTACCTGCAAAACTTTCTCTTCTAAACTCATGTAAGTTAACAAGATAGTCTGCGACAGTGTCTTTGCCTGAACCTATAAGTCCGCTGATTGCTATGATCATTTTAACCTCTGTATTCCTAAGTGTTTGATAGTTGATTGTAACATAGTAATCTGACGTTTGCAATCATCTAAAGCATGATGACTTGCTGATTTTACTTCAGGCGCATCCGGCCAAAGTGCATATACTGTCCTGGCATCACGTACATTCCAAAACTTCCACGGTAGTGCCATTCCACATTCTTTAAAAGCATGTTCTAATATATTCATATCAAAGCAGATACCGTTTGCCCAAATTTTATCACTTTGCCATATTAATTTACCCAATTCATCTAAACACTCGTGTAGGTCTCTGCGACCTACTTCTTCAAATACTTCTCGCTGTGCTTCTGGAACTTGATGTGCCCACCATTCAATAGTATTGTCATCTGTCTTACGATTTGGTTGGCTTTCGGGTGTTACTCTAGCATAAAAATGCCTGTCAGGCCAGCCCGTAGATAGTGGGTCAAAGACCTGAGCCGCTATAGTCATAATCATAGCGTCTGGGCCTGTTGCTAGTGTTTCTATGTCGATCATTAAATCCATACTAGTATTATACTACCGTTAGATTATAATGTCAACCTTATTTGAATTTTTTAGCTTTACGTTGAGGTCTTGTTGGACGTGTTGGTCTTGTTGGACGTTTTTGTGTTACTGATTTACGTTTGAGTGCGTGTTTCTGTAAGTCTCTACGATGAAACTTGTTTAGAGCCTGCATAATCTTACTTGCTACATTTAACTTTTTAGTCTTTTTAGCCTTACGTGCTTGTCTTATTTTAGTTCTAGCACGAGTCTTTTTCATCTGTGCTCGTTTTTTAACATCAATAGCACCACCACAGTCTGCAGGTTTTGCTACAATACGACCAGCTCTTGGGCCTGCATCACAACGCCATTTTTGTTTTACAGATGCTTTTCCGCCTGCACCACCCTTGGTAGTACGAGCATAGACAACACCCTCTGTGATGATTTCTGATATTTTCATTAACCAATTACCCAAGTTAATGGTTGTGAGTGATCTGTGTATGTTGCTAAGTCGTCAATTAGTTTGTCCATCTCAGCCTGTGCTTCTGCTTTCATTGAAGAGCCATTAAGTGCTGTACCACCTTGAGGACCTGCAATTGAAGCAAACTTCTCTCTGGCTTCACCGATAATCATTTTACTTGCGGCAAAAGTATAATCTCTCAACCACTGCTTCATAGCATTGTCTTGTAGTAAAATAATTTCTGGTTTTAGGTTATAAGTCCAAAGTAGTATTTGTTCACCTGATGATTTAGGATCACGCACTAAACTTAATACTTTAGTTACAGGATTGAATGTGTAGTTCATATAACCACCAAACATTCTTGCGGCCATTTCTACATACTGTGTGTACATGTCATAGGTTGCTAGACCGCCACCATATGAATAGTTTAACAGATAAACGTTTAATGTAGCAGATGAAAACGGATCAAAACTTGACGAGTAAGGACCTGTAGCATCGCCCATAGTACGTCTAAATACCTGTCTTACTGAACTAACTTCCTGCGGAAGTGTGTAAGTGTTTTGATTTTCTTGCATTTCAATAACAGCATAACTTTCCTCATAAGCATTTTGAGCTCTTTGTCTGTAGGTAGTTAGTGCTTTATCGTATGCTACTTCGTAATGATCAGGATCTAGTTCAACGTCAACAATACCGCCACCTAGGCGTTTTTCAACGTAGTTGAATAGTTCGTCTTTTAATGTAGTTAAGTCTGCCATTTATAGTTCTCCGTTAATAGTATTTATCAACTCGGCAGACTATCTATTAAGTTGCTTTAATGATGATTAAGTTTTCGTTGAAGCGACCGTTAACTGCTGTACCAGTAGTTTTTAAGTCATTAAACAGTTTACGACTATCTGGCTTGCCTGCCATACGTAACTGTTTTAAGAACTCTTCTGGCTTACGTAGAGTTTTTTGACTTGACTTGTTAGTGTCAAACCCTAAGATACTTGTGCCTTTAACAGCAAACACTTTAGCATAGTCGTCAGCAACATAGTATTGTAGTTTACGGTTTTTAACATTGTAGACCCAAAGCTCACTTGACTTAAGAATTTTAGTAGGCTCTACTGTTTCTAATTTAAACTCTGGATAGTTTCTTAGGTGTTTTAATTTTCTTACCTGCTTCTCTGGAGGAACCGGTTTTTTCTTTCTTGTGCCTACTTTAGCCTTCTTACTTTGATGATATGCGTCTAATTCTGCTATAATCGCCGCACAGTAGTTGATCATATTCTTCTGTTGGGTCTTAGTCCAGCAACTGTATCCTTCGCTTAAATCGGCGTCTACGTCGGCTACAGAATCCTGTAGTTCTTTTTTCTGTCTTTCCCAGTGCTCTTTTATCAGGCCAACGTGCTGTGCTAGTATATTGTAATTAGCTAGAATGTTCTGTATTCCTTCTGGTTTTTCACTAGCTTTGATGGTTCCTTCAACATACTTGTCCCAGACAGCATCTATTTCGCCACCAGCTTCGTGTGCTTTAGCAATCATTATTTCTTGAATGTTAGGACGTTTAGGTTTATCCTTAGCCGCTTCTTCATCATCACTGGCGGACTTCTGATGATTAACTATTGCTTCTTTACAGGCATTGATTACATGTTCTTTTTCATGCTCTGTAAGTTCTAGACCAATCAACGACATTCTAGCATACCAGCCACTGGATATCGGAATCCAGGAATCTTTGATCTTGCTGAAGTCTTTAACTATGTCTTTGTGCTTGTTTAGTTCAAGCCATTCTATTAACCACTTCTTAGAAGTTTTTTTATCTTGGGTATAGTTATACCAATTACATCTATGAGCTAATGCCATGCGTCTGTCGTCAGCTGGTGGTTGACCGTCAAACATTTTTTCGTCACCGTAGGCTTTTCTATCTTCGATAGATATTTTTGCTGGCTTAATGTTCAAAGTAATGCTCCCATTGTAATCATTTTGTTAATGTCTGCTATCATAGTGTTTGTTTCTTCTAACTTGGTTAAAAATTTCTTTGTTGGTTTATATTGTCTGCGACACTCAATTTCTTCTATACTTAATTCAGTTATCATTGAATCTGTATTTTTTAACATTATATATAAGTCTTCACGAATTTTATAGTCTAAATGGCGTATTTTTTGTTCTAATTGCTGTCTTAGCCTTTGCCAGTCTAACGATGACTTTATTTTATCCATGTTGTCAGTGTATATGAAAATTTTTACTTGTCAACTATTATATGATCTTTTGGATTAATTGTCAAGGTGTCCAAAGACGATAAATAATACAAAATAGGAAATATGAATGCCAAGATTAAGTTTATACAGACCAAATAAAACAAATGACTACAAATTCTTAGATAACACAATCCGAGAAATGTACACTGTTGGCGGACTAGATTTGTATGTACACAAATATCTAGGACCTAAGACTGTAGGTGATTCTGCAGATAGAGACAATGGTGATGCAACCAGACCTGTATATGATGAATCAAATCCGCTGTTTATTGAAGATCTACTATTTTTAGAAAATAGAGATCGTGAGTATGATGATAGTATCTACATCATGCGTGGTGTATACAATGCTCAAGATATTGACTTTGACCTTACACAGTTTGGTTTATTCTTAAATGGCGATACAGTATTTGTAACATTCCATTACAATGATATGATCGATACATTAGGTCGTAAACTAATGGCCGGTGATGTATTAGAGTTTCCTAACTTAAAAGATTATCATCCTTTAGATACATCAGGACCTAAGGCATTACCAAGATATTATGTAGTACAAGATGCAAGTTTTGCATCAGAAGGTTTCTCACAAACATGGTTACCTCACTTATGGCGTGTTAAATTAACCCCACTTACAGCAAGTCAAGAATACAATGATATTCTTAATAAGCCAATGGATCCAGATAATCCAGGTGCAGGTACTATTGAAGACTTTGTAAGTCAGAAGAAGAAAAACTTAGAAATCAATGATACTATTCTACAACAAGCAGAAGCAGAAGTACCACAGAGTGGTTATGATAATACAGGCTTTTATGTAGTTCCTACTGACAACAATGATGAATCAAATATAGACGAAACACCTAAAGCAGATGGGTACCTAGTAGGATACTTAACAGGAAATAACGTTCCGCCTAATGCACAATCAGTAACATCTGGTGTGACATTTCCAAGTAGTCCCGATGACGGAGACTATGCTCTACGTTTAGATTACTTCCCAAATAGACTATTCCGTTATGATGGTGTGCGTTGGGTTAAAGTAGAGGACGGTGTTAGAACTGATCTTACACCAGGTAGCGATAATAAAACACAGCGTAGTCAATTTGTTAACAATGATCAAACAATTACAACAACAGACAGAGGCACTATACCAAGTCGTCAATCACTATCAGACTTGCTCAAGCCTACAAAGGATAATTAATGGCTTTACAACAATTCTTTTATGACGAACAGATAAGAAGATTCTTACTACAGTTCACAAGAATCTTTTCAAACTTTCAAGTAGAATATGGTAGAGACTCAAGTGGTGCTCCTACATATACTCGTATACCTGTTCGTTATGGTGATGCTAGTAAACAGGCTTCGGTTATTATGGCTGACAATTCAGCAAACAAAATGCCTAATTCACCATTAATGACATTCTATATTACTAGTTTAGACTATGCTAGAGATAGAATGCAGGATCCAACTTTTGTAGATAAAAAGACATTTAGACAACGTTCATGGGACGATACTACACAGACATATGAAGCAACACAAGGCAATGCTTTTACAGTAGAGCGTTTAATGCCTGTACCATATAACCTAACTATTAATTTAGATATATGGACTACTAATACAACAATGAAACTACAGATACTTGAACAAGTGTTGACTTTGTTTAATCCAAGTTTAGAAATACAATCAACAGATAATTATATTGATTGGACTAGTTTAAGTGTTGTTGAATTATCAGGTACTAACTGGTCATCAAGATCAATACCACAAGGCACAGAAGCCAATATTGATATTAGTACATTAACATTTAATTTACCTATATGGATTACACCTCCGGCAAGAGTCACTAAGATGGGTGTTATACATAAGATTATTGGCTCAGTATTTGATGCTAACGGTGATGCTCGAGACGCATTGTTAAATGACGACTTACTGCTAGGCACTAGACAAAAGATTACACCTTTTGGTTACCAAGTAGTGTTAGTAGGTAATCAGCTTCAGCTGTTAAGACATAATCAAGTTGAACTAAACGAAGGTACACTTGATCCTGCAGAAACACAACCATCTACAGTAGATTGGCCTAGTCTAATTGATGTATATGGTGAACTACGTGCAGGCATTACTCAAGTTAGATTAATTATTCCAGGATCATCATCAGAAGTTGTAGGAACAGTTGCACTTCATCCAAGTGATGACAGTGTTTTATTGTTCAC